CCGCTAACACAGGCGGTGGCGGTGGGGGTGGAGCCTTTGCTTCCGCGACTGACCACAACGGTGCTGCAGGCGGCAGCGGCGTCGTCATCGTTCGCGTGGCTCGCCCGTACACGGCTGTCGCTGGTGCGGCGTCGATCGGTAACACGGCGACCGGGACGTACACATCGGGTGGGGCCACGTTTGCTTACTTTGAGTTCACGTCCTCGGGCACGCTGACTGTCAATCAGGCTGGCTTCGCGGATGTGTTGGTCGTTGGCGGTGGCGGCGGCGGTGGACAACGGAACGGCGGCGGCGGCGCAGCCGGAGGTTACAACTACCAAACGTCTGGCTACATCCCAGCAGGAACGCACACAGTAACTATCGGCGCAGGTGGCGCAGCAGGAAACAGCACACCGTCACCGGGAGGTAATGGGAATGTCAGTGGCATAGGCAACATTTTTGTCGGTGCCGGTGGTGGGGGTGGTGGGTCTATCAACCAAGTTGGCGCTAATGGTGGGTCTGGTGGCGGTGGAGGTGGAAACGCTGCGAACGCGGGTGGCAGTGGATACGCAAGTCAGGGCAACACTGGCGGCGCGGGTACGGCTGCTGCATCCGCGCTCGGTGGCGGCGGTGGTGGAGGCAGCGCTGGTGCCGGGGTTGCAGGTACTAGCACCACGGGTGGTAATGGAGGGGCTGCTACATCTAACTCCATCACTAATTCCGCCGTGTCCTACTCGGGTGGTGGCGGAGGCGGGTCAACTGGTGGAACTGCGGGGACAGGTGGAACAAACGCTGGAAGCGGTACAACCAATAACACCACGGCAGGGAATGGCACTGCAAACACGGGTGGCGGTGGCGGTGGCGGTGGCTTTGCATCTGGTGCCGGCGGTGTAGGTGGAACTGGCGGCTCTGGTGTTGTCGTTGTTCGTGTACGCACCGCATAACTCAACTCGAAAGGAACACACATGGCACACTTTGCACGCATTGAGGACGGCATCGTCCGTGAAGTGATCGTGGTCGGGAACGACGACTGCGGCGGCGTAGACTTCCCCGAGTCGGAGCCGATCGGTCAGGCGTTTATCGCGAGCATCGGTCTCACAGGCGAATGGCGACAGACGTCGTATAACTCGAACTTTAGATCCACCTACGCGGGGATCGGGTTCCGGTTCGACGCTGAGGCTGACGCCTTCATCGCACCCGAGCCAGAGCACGAGCCGGAAGCGTGAACTTCGACGCTCCCGCCGACCTCGTGCCGCTGGTGATCCTGACGACCGCCATCCTCGGCGGCATCCTCTGGCTGATCCGTACGCAGATTGCCATCAGCAAGACGCTGCAACCGAACGGTGGCACGTCGGTGAAGGATCAACTGAACCGGATCGAGTCCGAGCTTCGTGACGTTCGGACCAAGATCGACGACCACGTTACATACCACCTGAACAACGACCTCTAACGAACCCTGCACACACGGCCACCTTCGGGTGGCTTTTCTATTTGGAGGCACTATGCCTGCGATACCTGCCAGATACCGTCGTTGGCTCTACGCCTGCGGTGTCGCCGTCGTCCCCGTGCTGGTGGCGTTCGGCTGGGTTGAGGACTCCGTGGCTCCGGCCATCATCGGCCTGGTTTACGCCGTGTTCATGGGTGGACTTGCTGCGGCCAACGTCTCGCCGGACGAGTAATGGCGCGCTTGTGTCGGGCTGGCGTCACGCTGCGCAAGCAGATTGATGACAGGTGGCCAGCGAGGGATCGCCGCACAGATGGATGGGTGGCTGATTTCCGTCATTCACAGCGACGCAGCTTCCACAACCCCGACAAGCATGGCGTGGTGTACGCGCTCGACATTGACGAGAACATGGGACGCGGCAAGGAACGCAACGGGGCGACCGCGCGACAGTTGGCCGACGAACTCGTGGCGTACGCAGCGAGCAACCTGCCAGGTGCCAAGCGCATCCTGCATGTGGTCTATGAGGATCAGGTGGCAAGCGGCACCTACCGCCGCTGGTTCTGGAGATGGCGCGGCAAGGGCTACGGCCACACCGGGCACATCCACATCACGTTCACACCAGCCGCCGACACTAACGACGGACTATTCCCGCTGCCGATCCTGGCGCGGGATGAGATCGTGCGCAAAGCCTGGAGCGAGGCGCTAGGGCTATGACCCTGGCCGAGAGGCTTGGCGACGCGCGACCATCGCAGCGTGGACTCCCCTGCCGTACTGCCGTGATCCTGGCTGACCTGGACGCCGACGACGCGCACGCGCTACGGGCCGCACTCGACATCCCTAAGGGTGACCCGGCTCGGTTGTCCTCGCATCGGATCGCTGAGTTGCTGCGGCTGGAGGGCTACGACATCCACTACAAGTCCATTGAGACGCATCGCAAGCACGGGTGCAGGTGCTTCAAGCATGGCGCTGGCCGAGTCGCTGACGCCTAGGCCGCCGCGCGTCCTGGTCTACGACATTGAGACCTCGCCGCATCTGGTGTGGACCTACAACCTCCACGACACGTCCATCCGTCCTGACCAGATCGTGACCCCGTCGCGGCTGCTGTGCTGGGCTGGGAAGTGGACCGACTCGCAGACGGTGATGTATTACAGCGAGCACCACAACTCCCGGCGCGAGATGGTGGAGGCGCTGTGGCACGCGCTGAATGACGCCGACGTGGTGGTGGGTTACAACCATAGAGGCTTTGACAACAAGCACGCGATGCGCGAGTTCGTCACCGCGGGCCTGGGACCGCCGTCGCCGTGGGTGGACGTGGATCTGCTCAAGGAGAACCGGCGGCTGTTCAAGTTCGCCAGCAACCGGCTCGGCTATGTGACCGAGACCCTGGGGCTGCCGACGAAGTTGGACACCGGGACCGGCCTGTGGCGCAAGGTGCTGGAGGGCGACGACAAGGCGTGGGCCAAGTTCAAGGCGTACAACGTGGCCGACGTGCGCGCGACCCAGGCGCTCCTGGAATACCTCGCCCCGTATGTACGAAACGTACACCTCGGCCTGTTCACGGGTGACCCCACCTGCTGTCCTACCTGCGGTGGGACTGACCTGACCCCGATGGGTAAGACGTACACCAGGACCGCTGCATACCCGCAACTGATGTGCGGCTGCGGTGCGTGGTGCAAAGTCCTAGCCAACGGGCAGACGAGACCGATCTAGGGAGCCTGAGTGATTGACCCTGCGCTGGCAAGTGAAGCGGTGGCCACGATGATGGGCGACCGCATGGCGACCCACGGGAAGCCAGAGGACACCCTGGGCCGGATCGCCGGCATGTGGTCCGGCTACCTCGGTCGGGATCTGTCGGTGGCCGACGTCGCCGCGATGATGACGATGGTCAAGTTGGCCAGGGCTCGACACGGCTACGACCGCGACCACTACCTAGATGCCATCGCGTACACCCTGATTGCCGAGGCCAGCGCACGGTCATGGTCAAGATAGTTATCGGGGACGTGGAGGTGCGGTGGGATGGTGACATCTCGCTGCGCCAGTTGCGCTTCCTAATGCGCGAGGCTGCCGGGATCGCGGTGGCCATCAACGCCGAGACCGAAACACCCGAGGAGACCAAGACCACCGTGGCGCTCGGCTTCACTACCGAGGTGGCCGCATACGACGAGCCGGACCTGAGCGAGTGGTTCGAGGAGTCCCCCTAGACCCACCCCCTAATGCCCCTGGCAGCCCCATAGAGGGCTGCTGGGGGCTCTTTTTGTGTTCCGGCGTGTCAATGCTTGCCAACCGTCGGACGCACCCCCTAGTCTGGCTGTTGCCAGGATTCTGGTCACCGCGCTCTCCTGTCGCGGTCATAACTGAATAACCCACTAAGTGCGCGGAGGGGCGACCCCTGCGACCCCCCTAACGGTCGCTCCTCCGCCTACCTAAGGAGTATTCGTGGTTATTGCTCTGATTACCTTTGCCCTATTCACGGGCTGTGTCGCGTTCCTTTCCTACTGGAAGGGCTACGCCAATAGCCAGCGGCAGGTCCGTTGGCTGCGCCAGGAACTCCTGCGCGCCGAGCGCATCGCCGAGCAGATGAAAGACGCGGCGATAGACGCTGAACTTGACGCCCTACTCAGGACGGCTAAGTGATGGCGGCGGCGGTCCTTGCGCTGGCACTCACCGCCGTGCCGACATCCGAGCCGATCCAGATTGGCCCGAAGTTCTACCCGTCCCCGGTGTCTCTCTACCAGGGTCGGCACTACGTCCCCGAGGACAACGAGAAGCGGCTATGCATCCGGCAGCGCGAGTCACGCCACGACTACCGGGCGGTCTCCTCGACTGGCAAATACCGGGGCGCGTACCAGTTCTCTCCCGAGTTAGGTGTCGGTGCCGCGTGGATGATCCAGAAGGAACTGAAGCGCCAAGGCGTCCCCGACCAGGTGGCCGAGGCCATCGGCGAGGAACTGCGGGCGCACCCGGTCAACCAATGGGCGCCCGTCTTTCAGGATCTCGCGTTCTGGCTCGTCTGGAATGACGGCAAGGGCGCACGCCATTGGGACGTCCCTGGCGAGCGGTGCGGGTTATGACCCCCGAACAAGCGGCGAAACTGCGCGAGCCGTTCCCGAAGTCAGCCATCGGCAAGATGCCGAAGGCGGGTCTGCAACTCGATTACGTGGGCCACGCAGCCGTGACTCAGCGCTTGCTGGAGGTAGACCCGACGTGGACCTGGCAACCAGCCGGGGTCGCCGATACGGGACTGCCAGCGTTCGACGAGCGCGGCGGCCTGTGGATCACGCTGACGGTCTGCGGTGTCACCCGCTACGGCTACGGCGAGCCGATGGGTCAGGACCCCTACGACAAGGTGAAAGGCGCCATCGGCAACGCGATCCGTAACGCTGCGATGCGTTTCGGTGTGGCGCTGGACCTCTGGGCTAAGGAGGACATCACCACCACGTTTGACCACCCGCGTCCTGTGGCGACTGACAAGCAGGTGGCCAAGTGGACGGCGGCCCTATCCACGGCACCCGACCTGGTGAAGTTAACAGCCATCGCTGAGGAGATCACCGGCTACGTGCTGCCTGATGACGTGCGCGGCGAGCTGCTGGATTGCTTCCGTGGCAGGAAGGCGGAACTCGGTGAATGACCTAACCGAGGCGCGTCCCGTGACGGAGACCGTGACCGCCGAGCAAATCGTGGGAATGGCGCGTGACGCCGAACTGGTGGCCGTGCTGGAGTGGCTGACCGCGCAGTCGTTTGCCGTGCCACAGGACCAGCAGGACTTGGTGCTGTTGCTGCGGGATTGCCTGCGGGCGAAGGCGCACCGATGAACGCGCTCAACCCGGCCAACGTGCCGCTGGCAAGCGATAAGCGATGGCGTATCGCGGCCACGCACGCCTGCACCCGGTCGCAGGCTGACTACCTACATGACCTGCTGGCGCTGGAGGAAGTGTCACCGCGCCAACTGTTCGGCGACGGGTACACAGATCTCGGCAGCCTGTCGTCCTGGGCTGTGCATTGGGCTATTGAGGTGCTGACGGCGCAGGCGCAGGCTCGAGCCCAACAGGAAGCCGACCGCGCGGTGGAGGAAGCACAGGAGCAGGACCTCAAGACGTGGATCGCTGCCTACTACCGCGCACGCAACCCGCAGTTAGGGGTTCCTCGTGGCTGAGTTCTGGTGCTGGGGCTGCGACGGTCGCACGGACCACAGCGAGACGTTACGCGGCCTGGTCTACAAGTGCGTCCAATGCGGCATCACCCGCGATCTA